CATAAACCGCTATGCTGGCCCGGCGCTTGCACTCCACCATGTACGCGCCAAGGTCGATGTCTCCACCGCCATCGCGCGTTTGGTCTAGGTTGCGCGCAGCGTCTATGCCGGCGTCCTTTAGCGCGTTCACAACGTCCCGCTCAAAAGACGCCCCCTTAGTGCGCTGCGCCTTGCCCATCAATTTCCTGCCTCATCAAACGCCATGATAAACTCGGCAGCTACTTGCGGGACAATCGCGTTACCGGAGCCGCGCAATCTGCCCACATCGCCGGGTATCCTTGCAGCCACAGGGAAAAGCGCGGGTTCAGCGGCAATGCGCGCCTGTCCATCCGGGCGGTCAACGGTGATGGTGGCACCATTCCATTCTGCGACACCAGCTTGCATTGTAGGTCTAGGCTGTCCGCTACGCCCTGCTGCGCTCTGGCTATGCTGACGCCATCGTCCTTGGCGTCCCTCGCCCTCGGCGTAGCCCAGCCCATCAGATGCGCTTGCTGTTCCAACGTCACTTGGGCGTTGGGTTTCGCTTGGCGTTTCATTGCCATTTCTGCGTTGGATATACGCATTTTGGCGTCTTGGGCTTGGGGCGTCGCCCAGCCAACCGCAGTCTGCAAATTCATACCCCCCTGCCGCCCTTGCGTGCCCGGCCCCGTGCTGTCCGTTGCGTTGGGTGTCGGCCACCCAGTAAAGCCGCTGCCGGATGTGCGGCGCGCCGACGCCCGCAGCGCACAGATCGGCAGCCCCGCAGGCATATCCCAATGCTTCCAAATCAGCGCGTACTCCGGCGAGCCATTCGCGCCCATCCTTGCTCGCAACTTGTTCTCCAAAGACCGTTGCAGGCTGGCACTGGGCGATGAGGCGCTGAAAAGCGGGCCAGAGGTGTCGTTCGTCGGCATGGCCTTGTTGGCGTCCTGCGCTCGAAAGCGGCTGACACGGGCAGCTTCCGGTCCAAACGGGGCGGCTGTCGCTCCATCCGGCTTGGCGCAAGGCAAGGCTCCAACCTCCGATGCCAGCAAAAAAGTGGCATTGGGTGAAGCCGAATAAGTCACTGGGTTGGACATCCTCAATGCTCCTATTGTCCACAATGCCGTGCGCTATGTGCCCAGCGGAAACGAGATTCCGTAACCACTGGGCAGCAAACGCATCATTCTCGTTATAGTAGGCAGCCATCAGAACGGCACATCATCGTCAAAACGGGTGCTGCCGCCTGGCCGATAGGTGTTCTCCCGCTCCTTCAACTTGTCAAGGTCGGGCTTCCAGTCAGGGTCAGGCTTCCAAGCGTCAATGCTGAGACTGACCATAGGCCCGCGGCGGCTGGTTTTCTGCCATCCCGCCAGCTTGACCGCCTCGCCGGCCTTGTAGTCCCGATCCAGAATGAGGTTACCCTTATAGTCAGGGCCTTTCTCGTGCTTCTTCTCGGTGCTGAAAATTGCGCCCTTGCCGGGCTTGTCAGCATATGTGCCGCTCATTCTTCCGGCTCCTCTTGAGTTTCAGGTTCCATCCAAAAAGCGTTAGCCTGCTTGAACGCGCGCAGCTTTTCTAGCTTTTCATCCTCGGGGATGCGAGCGTTGGCCGCAATGCTGTCCACCACCTTGTAATAGGCCTGGTAGGCTTCCGCCTCGGTCTCAAACCTAGCGTAGATCGTGCCGTCAGGCTTGTAGAGGTAGCCTTTGAGGTCAGGCTCAGGCTCAGGCTCAGGATCGGGCGCTACGTCCACCACCTTGGCGCCCTTGGGCGGCGTGAAGTCCTGCACCTCCTCTGGCGTATACACACCAGCCACACACGCGGGATAAACGGCCCTAATACCTTCCGATATGCAGCGAGCGCGCTTCATCTGCCGCGGGTATTTTTGGTGCATAGGATTGCGAGACAACTCGGCGCGCTTAATCGTCTCATCATTCCATGTGATCGTGGCCTCGCCACCGGCAGGGTGGGAAAACACGCCAGTAACCTCGGCATCGTCCATCCGCGGCCAATGAACCTTGCCACCAGCCAATTGGAACCGCGCCAGCATGGCGTCTGCCTTCATGGAAGGCCGGCCGTTAATGACATGATAGTCACGCATGGCTATCGCCGGGTGCATCCCTTCGGCTTGGCACAGCAGCATGATAGCCATCGCTTCCGCTTGGTTCTTAAAACCAAACATCTTGCTGTCAGCCGCCACTTGCGCCATCTTTTGAATGTCGGCCATGGGAACGATGTTACTCATCGGCAATCACCTCCCCCAGCGTGCGATTGCATTTAACCAACTTGCCGGCAGTGCCATTGCGCAGGATGTCCAGCAGCGTAACCCGATTAGTTTTGCCCATGTGCGGCAGGGCATGCAGATCACGCTCGCTCATGTCCAGCACATCTTGCCAGGTCAGGCTTGGATCGTGGCTCATCAGCACGGTCTTGACCCTCTTGTTGATTTCCGTGTCGGCAACCCGCCACTCTTCCCAAATGCTCATTCTGCTTTCTCCTTCAGTAGAAACCGGCGGCTGCCGGGCTGTTCAACTACGAACGATTCGTAGATGTCTGGGTATGCGTCCTTAAACAGGTCCGCACTAAAACGCTTTGACGGCTTGGCGCTCTTCCACGTTGCCAGCGTCCTGCCGTCCAAGGTCTGGATTTCGGCGTTGTTGCCCATGGCACGCTGTATAGCCGTCTGTAAGCGGTCCTCTTCGGCTTCAAAGGCTTTGATGCTGGCCTTGATGCCTGCCAAACGCTTGGCCGTCTGCTCAAGCTCTAGAGACGCCATAGCAACCCCTTCCGTGCTGGCCGGGTAAGCCGCTTTGCACTGTGAGACGGTCTCTGGGTCAGGTAAGGTGTTGGTCTCTACCATCGCCCATAGCTTAGCCATTTTGGCTATCTGGCCTTCCTTCTCGTCCTCTGAGAAGTCCACCTTGAACGTCCTAAAACGCTGCCCACCAAACAAGATGCACAGATACACCGTATCTACGCCGAAACACGCCGCCTCATGGCAGCACTGCGCCCAATCCGAGTTAGGCACCCTCACAGGCTCGCCAGGTTCGCTATAATTGTGGATGTGCGCTGCGTTGTAGTTTTTGCACTCCACCAAAAACGAATTGTCCGCGGCGATGTAGTCCCCGTGGGATTTCAACCACGGATACCGCGGATGCGTAGCCACGGCATCGCCCAAAGCCTTTAGCTCGCCTAGCTCTTCACTAGCAAAGGCGGCGATGGTGCTCTCCATACGCAAGCCCATCTGCACCACCTCAACCTCCGACAGATCGGGGCGTTCAGCGCGGCCAATCTTTTCCGAGATCACCTCGAATGCCTTGCCGGTCATTGCGCGGCGGCTATCGGTTGACCACCAGGCGCTGCGGCGCTCGTCGGGACTAAAGCCGCTCATTGCACCACCTCAATAATCTTACGGCCACGCGCGAAATACTTGTTAATGGCTGTAGCCAAAGCCGGAAGCATCACAGTCGGGAGATAGACTGCATCGCGTATCAACTCCGCGTCGTCATTCTCCATCACAATCTGGATGTGAGCGGATTCGTCATCAATGTCCAGATAGACGGTCCAAAGATCGTCCGAATCCGCATATTTCCCAAAAAATACTTCTTCCATCGCGCGTCCCTTTCCTTGTTGTAGCGCGACACCTAATTTATCGGAGGTTTCGATGAGGTCAAGCGGAAAAGCGCGCAAGGCCAAAAAAAACCCCCAGCCGCGAAGCCAGGGGTCAAGTTCAATCATGGGAGAGACTGCGGAGAGGAAGGAATCCGCACCCGCATCATGCACGGCTCGAAACCCCCTTGCAAGCCTCACCAAAACCCCCTACGCATACAAGGCGCACAGTGCGCACAATGTGAGAGGCATACACAATGAGCAGAACCATCCCCATCCGCGTGCCGGATGAGATATTTGAGGCAATTGAGGCTATCAGCCAGCGGACAGAGCACACCCGCTCTTATGTGGGCCGTAGGCTGCTTGAGGAAGGGCTGAAAGGCGAGCTATTTGGCAGCGCAGTGAAGCCCCGCAAGGCCGTGCAACAGGCCGTTAAGCCGGAAAAGTTTTGGCTTGAGTCTACCAGCTCCGTATCAAAGGAAAGTTGGCTTGAGTGGCACGAGTATCGTCAAAAGAAGTCTGGTAAGG